TTCCTAATGTTTTTGCCATCATTTATCCCTCCTAAATTATATTATTAGCGCTTGTAAAGTATTGAAAATATATCCCACAACAATAATTCCTACAGTGCATACAGCAATGAAAAGAGCCAGCAACTTCGGCTTAATTGCCTTACGAAGCATAATCAAAGACGGCAGGGATAATGTAGTTACCCCCATCATAAATGCCAGTACCGTACCCAGTTGTGCGCCTTTTGCCAGTAGAGCCTCCGCAATGGGAATTGTACCGAAAATGTCAGCATACATGGGAATACCAACCACCGTCGCCAATATGACACCAAAAGGATTCTTACTTCCAAGAAGGGCTACTATCCATTCCTCGGGTATCCAGTTGTGAATCGCCGCTCCAATGCCAACACCAATCAGGATATATGGCAGTACACTTTTGAAGGTTGATAATGTTTGGTCTTTGGCAAATTCAACACGTTCTTTTTTTGTCAACTCAGGGGATTCAACGTCAACACTGACACTGCCAGCCGATGCCGATAATATGAAGCTCTCCACATGTTTTTCCATACGCATTTTCTCAATAATAGTACCGCCGACCACGGCTATGACAAGTCCGAACAGGACATATAAAAGAGCAACCTTTGTGCCAAAGATGCTCATCAATAGCACAAGTGATCCAAGGTCTACCATGGGCGATGATATTAGAAACGAAAAAGTCACTCCCAAAGGCAGTCCTGCAGATGTAAAACCTATAAATAAAGGTATTGACGAGCAGGAACAAAAGGGTGTCACCGTTCCAAGCAGTGCAGCTGCTGTGTTTGCTCCGATACCACGAAAACGGCCTAATATCTTCTTACTGCGCTCAGGCGGAAAATAACTTTGAATATAGCTGATAAAAAAGATTAAAAAACATAATAGGACTACAATTTTTATCACATCATAAACAAAAAACTGAATGCTTCCAACCCAGCGGTTAGCTGTATCAAACCCTAATGCACTTAACCCATTCCCAACCAGTTCATTAAGCCATCTCATGCCAAGTATTTGGTTTTGGAAAAAGTCCCAAATAGCTTTTAATATTTGCATAACAAGATCCTCCTTAAAATTAATTACTTGAAACATTATCTTTGCATTTCTTGCAGATGCAATCTTCCTTTTCATTTGTTATGATTGCAAAAAACTCTAGAACTGCTGCAATTCTTTCCTTATTAAGTGTATATCTCATCCAGGTTCCGTCACGTTCTGCACGTACAAGTCCACTATCTGCAAGGATTTTCATATGATAACTAAGTGTAGACTGTGAAATACTTAAACCTTCTAAAATATCACAAGCACACATTTCTCCACAAGACAGCATATCAATTATCCTTAAGCGTGTTTCATCTGATATCGCTTTAAACGCTGGAACATACTCAGCATATGATTGAACCATAAAATTACCTCCTTATATATATCTATATGTTTAGATGACATCGAACATTCTCGATATCAATATAATAACAATAGCACATGATATCGATAGTTGTCAATATCATATGCTATTTTAATACCTACTGATACACTCCACAATATCTTCTCTTATACTTCTATTTCTGCACCTGACTTAAACTCTACTGTAAGCTTATCATCAAAAACTGTAACCTTATCAATAAGCATTCTTACCAGCCTTTCATCATATTTTTCTAGTAGGCTATCTTGCTCACTTAGGAACTTCTCCATTTCCTCCAGTTTTTGTTTAGATCCCTTTCTTTCAGCCTGTTCAGTTAAAGCCCTATGCCTTTCTTCCCTAAGCCTATAAATCTTTCCAGCTACATCATTATAATCTTCTTTGGCATTGGCTTTTTGAAGCAGTTCCTTTTGTAACTCTAGCATCTTTTTATCTATCTTCTCTACAGCTTCATTGCTGGTTTCAAATACTACTGTTTCTATGTTCTTCTTTAGTTGAGGTAAAAAATCATTCTTCTGCCCTAGCAATATATTAATTGCTTCTACAGTCTTTTCATATAGGATATCTTCTCCCACTGTCCTGGCATTACATGATAAGCCTGTACTCTCAAGCCTGCTCACACATCTCCAAACAATTGACTTATAACCTCTATTATTCCAATGTACCCGGCGGTAAATGTCACCGCACTGTCCACAATAAACTATACTGGATAAAGCATACTTACTGCTGTAAACTCGCTTTTTGTCATTCTTACCACTTCGGATGTTTGTCCTTCTAGCCATTTCTTCCTGTACCTGCATATAAAGGTCACGGGGGATGATAGGCTCATGGCTGTTCTCTACATAATATTGTGGAACGATACCGTTATTCTTGACCCGCTTTTTAGAAAGAAAATCAACAGTGTATGTCTTTTGCAAGAGGGCATCTCCGATGTACTTTTCATTCTGCAGTATCTTTTTCAATGTTTCTGGTCTCCATTTTGCCTTGTCTGCCGCTGTTAGAATATGGTCTGACTCCAAGCCTCTTGCTATCTGCAAAAGGCTCGCTCCCTCAAGGTATTCTCTGTAAATTCTTTTAACAATCTCCGCACCCTCTGGTTCAATCACCAGGTGCTTATTTTCATCTTTGGTGTATCCAAGGAAACGATTGTGATTAATCTGCACTTCACCTTGCTGGTATCGATACTGAATTCCCATCTTGACATTCTGGCTTAATGATTGACTCTCCTGTTGAGCGAGTGATGCCATAATGGTCAATAACACTTCACCCTTTGTATCCATTGTGTTTATGTTTTCTTTTTCAAAAAATACTGCGATATTCTCGTCCTTTAACTGACGAATGTATTTAAGGCAATCCAAAGTATTTCTGGCAAATCGGCTGATGGATTTTGTAATAATCAGGTCAATATTTCCTGCCATACACTCATCAATCATGCGGTTGAACTCTTCACGCTTTTTTGTATTTGTTCCTGTTATGCCATCATCTGCAAAAATACCAGCAAGCTCCCACTCAGGATTCTTCTTGATAAAATTTGTGTAGTGTTCAATCTGAATATCATAACTTGTAGCCTGCTCATCACTATCCGTTGAAACACGGCAGTAAGCTGCCACTCGTACTTTGGGTTTGCTCTCGTTACTTTTATTATTTCCGACTCTTTTAATTGCAGGAATCACCGTTACATTCTTGCTAAGCACCAACCGTTACACCTCACTTTCTATATGACTGTATGCATATTCTGCTTGTTTGAAGAGGTTGTCATATTTCTGCTCCAGTGGTGATACTTTAAATTTGGTTGCATATTTTGTCTCATGTATATCTTTAGGTTCCCATATCCTTCCCAACACCTCAGCACGTCTTTGTTTTTCAGCTTTGACTTTTTCGAAGGTCTTCTCGTCAATAATCGGAGGATAGAAATCATCTCCAAGGTAGTGCCTGTTCTGTAGCAATCTGCCTGCAGTGGCATGAAAGCAGTCTATTCCGGCATTTTTAGCGGCATCCATCAAGGAAAGTCCAGATAAGTATCCTGAATACAATTCCTTCACTTGCTCTGCTGCTGTTCCATCTATCACAGCCTTTCCGTTTTCAATTCTATATCCATATGGTGTATGACTCAACTAACTCACCAACCTTTCTCTCAATGAAATTCCACACTTTAATTTAAATCCAATTTCCTCTCGTGAATATACAACAATCTGCTCAACGTATTTTTCAAACAACTCATCTTCATAATCCGATAGCATTTTAGATTTAGCAACAAACTTAATCAGACGATTGACTTCTTCTACTTTAGTAAGATTCCCGTTGACCGAATGGGTAAGCTGTTCCTTTTCAGCTAGTAGCTTTGCACTCTCTGATGCCAGTGAATTTTTTTCTTTATTAAACAGTGCTGGCTCCAGACATCCTTTGACCATTAAACCCGTAAGCATCTGACTCTGCTCTAAGTTACTTTCAATTCTGGCTTCGAGCTCTTGAATTCTTTGAAAACTCTCTGTGTTGTTCTGATTACGCAATCCATCTAACAATGGTCTTAATATGAACTTCTGACCAAAAATCAGTTTATTCATCATAGTAACAAAAGCCGTCTTTATATCATCATCTTGAATATACTGCATGGAACATTCCGTTATCTGCCTTATGTGCTTACTGCAACACCAGGCAATATATTTTCTTGTTCCAGATGAATGAATACGCCGTTTAAAGCTACTACCACATTCAGAGCAGATAATTTTTCTGGAGAAAGAATATCTGTTTTGGTATTTGCTATTGTACTTTTCTATTCCTTTTTCCTTTGCTCTCTGTTTGATAACCTCATCTACTGCATCAAAATCTTCATGACTGATAATTGCCTCATGATGCTTTTCTACCAAATACATATTTTTCTCACCATAATTAATGTGTTTGTTAAAATTGCTGTCTGTGTAGGTCTTTTGCAAAATAACATCGCCAGTATATTTTTCAT